ATGGGAAACGAAGTGTATCCGATAAAAGATAAACGCGATTTTAATAAAATCAAGCGCCAATTACACGGACGCAACCGCCTATTACTTACGCTAGGAACTGCGTTTGGACTCCGTATCTCCGACTTACTTACGTTAAAGGTCGGTGACTTGCGCGGTAAAGATGCGCTCACCTTAACGGAAAGTAAGCGTAAGAAAAAACGGACGATTACGTTTAGTAAGTCCGTTAAAAAAGAAATCGCAATATTGTCCGGTAAGGATAGCGACTATATTTTCGCTAGTCGGAAAGGTGATCGCCCCATATCCCGCGTGCAAGCATACCGCATATTAAATGACGCAGTAGCAAGCGCAGGACTTACGGATAAGCTCGGTACCATCGGAACCCATTCGCTACGTAAAACGTTCGGCTATCGCCTATACGAAAACGGCGTGAATATTACGCGTATCATGACGATCCTAGCGCACAGTTCCGAAAGAGAAACGCTGAAATATATCGGTGTGACAGCCGACGAAATATCGGAAGCATACGAAAGCATTGAGGTGTAACCCTTGTGCTAACACGAAGTATAACCGTCATAGAACGCATTTAGAGCGTCTCTGTGGCGTTTTTGTTTGCGCCGAGGGTTATCGTGCCTAAAACGGACAAAAACGTCTGTAATCGCCTTTATTTCGTTTATATTGCGTAGTTGTTTCGTAACCTATACATTTATTTCGTTTAACATCGTTTCTATTTCGTCTAATTTACTGTAGTAATAGCTTCTTATATGTTTAGGTAATTGCTTGACATATTCTTTTACGTTTATTAATCTAACCTTATCGTCGTACATTCTACCTCCTTGACGACCGCGTAAGTATACAATCGTAAGGGAACGACAATGCGGTAGGTATTTCTCTACTGTCGGGCAATCTCTATTATCGATAGTCCATTCGGAAAGTTTAACGTCTACCCAACGTTTGTATCGCATAATAATGTCCGGTCTAAGATTGCCGGGAGGCTTCTCGCCAAACTCGATTCGTAACTCTGCGAAAATGTCTTTTACCAAATCCTCAAGAATTATCCCATAATAAGACGCCATAGCGGTATCTGTACGAAAGTCATCGTAATTAAATCCGCACGCCTCGACCGCTTTCGAATACCCTCCGAAAAGAGCCGTACATCTTCTACGTAAGGCATCGTCTTGTACTCGTATAGCAGAATAATTTACAGGCAATCCTTCGCTATGTCTACGTATTATTTCGTTCATGACTGCGTCTTTATCTGGGTACTTCTTCGATCCTCTACCGATATAATCGCCTCCAACGCAAAAAGAGCCGAAGGCATATCGCCCCGACTCAAAGTGATTTTTTGATATCCGTATTTAAAATCCGCCTGACAAAGGTCGGATAGGCTTGACCCGCCGCCCCCTATTTTCGTCACCCATATCCGCATGTATTTTCATACAATCCGCTGAATACCGAATGTAACAAAAACGGATTATGTTACATTGACGTACGTCCTCGCGCCTTGCTACGCCTACACTCACGCACATACCTAGCGCACATTAACGTAACTTTCGTTTATGCATTCGCCTACATACCGCTATATCAACGTTTACCAATTCCTTCCGTTTATCATCCGATGTATAAAATCGTGCATATTCGGTATAATGTGCGGTGTATATTCGCCAAGGATTCCGTCAAAGTGATCGAGGGGTCACGCGCCAAAGCCTGTCGCCCGGTAATCTCGATAAATCTGCGTCCACTTGTCGCATTAACTCGCGCAATAATTCCGTAGAAATTCCGAGTATCTTCCCTATTATAATGTCCGCCAATAATTCCGTTGCGACTATTCCTCGGAATCTTTCCGTTTTCTAAACGCCTCTAACTCCGCTTTCATCGCATCAATGTCCGTAGAATCTCCGCTAGACTTCGTATTAATTTCGTGCTTCTCCGTCAATACTCCGTGTGCTTGCAGTAATGTACGGAACATAGCCGCATTACCATCGTTAATAATATGGTCGGGTATAGACGCCATTACTTCCGGTAATCTGTCGAGTGTATTGCGCATAATCGTACGCTTTAATTCCTCGTTGAATGTATCGTCGTTCTTCCACCGATATAATGTCGACCTATCTACGCCTACTTCCTCGGCTATTTGATCGTTAGTCATTCCGTTCATCTTCGGTTGTGCTAGTATCGTTATTGCTGCGATCTGCTTTTCGCTTAATCTCTTCGCCATATGTTCGTTCACCTCCGTATAATTCCGTTAAATAATTCCCGTATACTCTCCGCCAATACATAGCGCTTAAACGTTAAAGTCCGCGCTATAATATCGCCATACTCTGCGACTTCTCCCTTCGAATATCCGTATAGTTCCGCAAAAGGTGCGATATACTTACGTTCCTGTTCCGTCATAATAACGCCTCCGATTACGTATATGTGCGCATAAGTTACCGCTAGATACGGAAGTATCTCCGCCAAATGTACGGTTAGATATGATAATATCTGCGGCTACATTTGGCGGATTAACTTAGCGCCTATAAGTTGCGTCTTATAAAAAGATTAAAACCTTTGTAATCCGGGGAAAGTTCACCCCGTATTACTATCAATAGTTATCGAAGTTCTTTATTATCGGAAAAGAATCTCCGAAAATGTAATGATAGCGATGAGGGCGGTTTTCCCGAAATCGCAAGGTATTATCCTTCCTTGTTATTACTGACAAAGACTAAGATATAATTACGCTTTTTTCACGAACAAAAATCGCATATATCTCGATATATCTCCGTCATACTAACGTTTTCTCTTATTTACTCCGTTTTTATTTCGTTCGAATAAAGTCACACTTTTTGCCGTTTTGTTCGAATAAAGTCACACTTTTTACGCTTCCTTCGTATTAAACATCGCAATTAAGTCGTCAGATGGCTTCGTATCCTTCCGATAAAACACGTTCGGATTGAACGTATATTTCTCTTTACCTCCGACCTTAATCCGTGCAATCACGTATTCATCACCGAATTTCATCTTCGGCAACCTACGTCCTAATGTCGCTGGATCAACGCCGATTGCTTCCGCTAAACTTTTCCGATTGAACCACCGAATCTTATTCGGATCATCTTCGTAAGGATTGTCGCACAACGCGTTTAGGTCGTAGTGTACATACGGAAGCATTCGGTACATCAATCCGATGTCTGCCGCTTTTACTTCGCGATACACATGCTTCACTTTCGTTGTATATGCCTTAACTACGTAAGGGTCGGTAAATGCGCCTCGGAAATGGTACCGTTGATTGACGAAATGCTCTCCGTCTTTCTCCGTAATAATGTCGTTCCTTTTACACGCCGATAAAAATTCGCTGAATGTGCTTTTCTTGCGCGCTAGTCCGAGTTCTTTCCGCATGTCTGCGTAACTCATCGCGGATTTATCCGAATTAACCAATCGTCCTGTTACGTAATCTACCGAGCATTGTAAGCGCATGAGATACCCGCATTGTGCGGTAGTTAGTGCGTCATATACTTCGTGTATGTTTCGCATCCTAGTCGCGGTAAAGCTAGGCTGGCGACCTCGGCGCCATTTCTCCGCCGCTTGTTCGCGTTTATAGGCTTCGGTTTGTTCGTAACTGATTACGCGATGTGTCGTAGCTGGTGCGGATATACGCGCTTCACCGTTTTCGTCTGTATAAGAAAAAACACCGTCAAAATAACGGTGTTCATCGGTTTTACTCTTATTCATCGGATTCCTCCGTCTCTATTATTCGTTGCATATTTCCGTAATATATTCATTATTTCAAGCGAGTCACACCCACGGATAATGGACGTGTCGAGAAATTGTACGTACGCCTCGTCGTCTTGTCCGTGACCACAACACGCGTTCATAACGCCAGGTAACGTTCCTAAACATGCGTCATGCCCTTCGGTTGTTGCGTGTTTGTGGCAGTGTCCGCACGCTCTTTGTTGCCATGTTTCTTCCGTAGGTTCTTTTGTATCTACGTAAACCCATTCTCCGTTCACTTGTTCGATTTCATGACCGCGTAAATAAGACTTCGCCACTAGTCCGTCACCACCAATACGCGAGCAGGTCCGTGAATAAACGTTGTATATCCACTTATTCCTTCCGGCAATAACTCGCCACGAATATCTGGTTTAATCTCCGCTTTCCTTACGCCTTCCCTTTTCGCCAACTCTTCCGTCAATTCTTCCGTTGTTGCGTTAGATAACGGCTTAACCGTCAGATCGTCGTGTTGTTGCGCTAAGTTTTGGTGCGCGTCGAACAACTTTCCAAACTCTTCGTCTTGGCGATCTCGTTCCGCCTCCAACTCTCGTAGCGTTTGTGTAGCCTTCTTCGCCTCACGTTGGATCGCCTTTAATCCCGTTAAGGCATCCGAGCAATCTACGTCCACCTTGATCGATATGTTTCCGACATTGCTTTCGTTTCCTTCCTTTAATTCGCGCGACTGTTTGTCCGCCATTTACATCGTCCTCCTTCTCATAATAAAAACGCCTGCCACGTAGGACAGACGATTGTAAAAGTATTCCTATAACGTATAGGTACAAAATCACGTAAAATATACCATTTTACGTTAAATTTCTCGCAAATTATACGTAATCACCGGCTGAACCTTAGTAAACTCTCTATACGACATGAATCTACGTTCCCTGCTACGGACGGTCTTACTAGTTTTTGGTCGGTGGTCTTTACCGTCAACCCCAACCTCTTCCGCCCATTTAATCGACGCCACTTCGCGATCTCTCCGCTCTTGTTGGTCGTCACTCATTATCGGATACTCGTTATTGCGCATCTTCATTCGGTCTTTATCCGCAATCTCATCGTCCAGTATTAACGTAGCTAACCGGTCTAATGCGCCACTCTCCGGACGCTCTCCCGTCTGCCTAACGTACTCATCCGTATAATATTGAACCGCCCATATACGCTGATTACGACTCATCCCCGATTTATTTTCGTACAAGCCGTCGATAATCTCGTTTAATTTCGCTTTGTAGTCGCCTTTGAAGTCGATATTCATTCCGTTTCCGCCTCTCCGTAAGTTAATCGATACCCTTCGTCATGCCTCGCCCAATACTCGAACACTTCCGCAATATTTAATAACGCTCGGTCTATTAGCGTGGAAACGTTCTTTTGCGCAATCCCTAACGCCTCTCCCGTCTGTTCCTGCGTCCAATCTTCGATAAATACGTAATGCAAGGCGCTTTTCTGGCGCCATGTAAGACGTGCTTTATCGATGGCGTGCGCTAGGTCTGCGAGTATGACAATCGCGTCTGTATCGCCGTCATATTGCCGTTTGACTAGCGCATGATAGTCGGATAAGAGTAGGCGGACGCCTTCCGGACTATCTAGCGCATAGGTTTCGTCTAGTTTTCGTTCCTTTTCGTGTATATCGATGGATACTGCGCCCATTACTTCGCCTCCATTCCGTTCGAACCCTTAAAAACTCCCTCGCACCTTTCACAGTAATACCATGACAACTTTATTTCCTTCCACTCAGTTTTATGTGCCTCAGATAGAGAAATATACTCCCCGCAATGGCTACAAGGTACTAAATCTTCACTAGATTTCATTCAACTCAACCTCCTTGAAGCTGTATTTTACTCGTAGTAGGGATCGCTATAATCGGTAATAATTCGGCCGCCACAAGTACAATCTAATCTAATCACTTTCCAGTCCTTTTTCATCTCAGCAACTGGTTCTTTTCCGCACTTATCGCATTTCATCGGAAACATTAACTTTTTCTTTTTAGTCACTTATTTTGACACTCCTTCATCAATATCGCGTCTATCTTCCACTTTACAGACAAGGATTAAATCGTTCTCCCTTACGTAAATCTCCGAGTCGCATTCGTTGTCAGTTATCATATAATCATAATCAAACGAATCCGGGTCGCGGGCAATATCGCATATATTCGTTACTTCCCACAATCCAAGCAATCCTCGGTCTTTAGTTCGTACTACGTCTCCAACGCTATATTTACTCATTCCATCACCTCCACACCGACTAATTCGTACACAACCTTTGTAAAGTCGCTGATCTCTCCGCGAGGTGTCGGATACAGTACATGATGCGGAATGCCCGGCGTTTCAACTAACGCCTCATACCGTTCTTCTTCCCACGTTACCGCCAAGTGATTAGCAACCTCGTCCGTATAAGGCATAACATTTAGCGACGAGAATTGGAGATGATCGTCATAGTCGTTTTGTACGAAAAACGCTCCGTATGACTTCCGAGATAGTACGTCACAGTGGACGACAATAGCGTTCATACCTCGAATCATTACGTTAAACAAAAGGAACGGCAACGCACGGTCACTTAATTCCTCGCAAGTATAGACGTACCATGACGGCTTATAATCGAATGGCGAGTGCTTTATACGATCCCGTTGCCATGCTGCGATAGTCATTCCGCCAGTTCCGGCGCAAGGCTCGTAATGGCTCCCGTCATATTCTTCGCCAGTTAATTCGGTGATTAACGTATTGACACTACGGGGAGTAAAGTCTTGCTTTTTCTTCTTTCGGTCAGCGTGTTCGTCTTGAAAGTAATCCGTGAACCAATCGTAGGATACGTCATAATCGAATATTTCGAGGAACTTCTTAAACACGGACTCTCTACGTTCCTTATCGTGTAATATCTCCATGATTTTCGTAGGTGCCTCGTATGAATCGTTAATACCGAGGATTCCGTTTACTTGTTCCGTTATATTCCCGCTCAATAAACCACGTCCTTTCGTATTTATACATGTGCGCTACACACTCGCATATTTATCGTTACATTTCCGTTGCATTTACCGTTTATATCGTTTATAATTCGGTTATACTACTCGTACAACCATCGCAAAGGAGGCGTCCTATATGCCGAAAAAATCCGCTAAACAATCGGAATCATTCCGTTGGATTACGTCCGAACCCGACCGTGATCCGTTTATATCCGTAGATGCACAACGTCGCCTATACTTTAACGCCAAAGCGCGCAGTCTAGTCGGCTCTGATACGGTGCAAATCGGATATGACATCGCTAATAAGCGAATTATCGTAGGTGCTGCGGATGTGGTTCGCCCAGCAAACGTCAAGCCACATAAGATCGATAAACGCGGTTATGCGTCAGCACGTCCGTTAATCAATTCCGTTGGCTTGTCGGATGCTGACTTACCACTCCGATATAATTACGTAGGTCGCGATTTCTCCGAATACCCTGACGGAGCATATGCGTTTCAGCTTATGGATGACGCTAGAGCAGGCGAAGACGGTTCGTTATAGGTACGGTAATAACCGCTCGCCTAACGCCTCGATAACGTTCACAGTGACGGCATTTCCGCTCATACGGTAGAGTTGCGAGTTACTGATGCCTGCTTCCGTTAGTTTTTCGAATACCTCGTCGGGAAACGATTGAAGTCGTAGACATTCTTTTGGCGTAAGTTTGCGTATGCGATATTTTGGCGGAGTGCCTTCCGCTATACCGTGCCGATCTTGTGCCGTAAGGGTGAACGATTCTTCTCCGTCGTCTTTAAATCTGCGCCCGTTTTGGCGCTTGTTTTCGCGGTCAGGCGTAAGAACGGGGCGGACTTCTTCTCCGACAAATGGGCGTGATTGACCGCATAGTCCTTTGTGATATGAGGCGGTTAATGTACTGGATAATCCGTCCTCCCGTACTTTGGTCGCGCCCTCATTCATACCGGCGTCTAACGATTGTTGTTCCGCAATCTTAGGCTCGCGATGACCTCCGCCCATTGTCGTAAGGGTTGGTGATACACCTTCCGCCGAGTAGACTCGGCGGATTGCGTCGTGACCTTTTAGGTCGATATGTCCGACCATTTGAGGTTCTATCATATGAGGACGTCTATTACGATTCTTCGCTACATCTGCCGGACCAATACCTTTCGTAAAGTTAGCGTCAATACACGGAGATATGTTTTCGCCCGTACATATCGTACTTAACTTTCCGTCTTTACCGATCCCACTACCTTCGTTTAGCTGCGATATCAACTTCGCCGTCTTTTCCTCGCTCAAATAATACCGCTCGTCCACGTCCGTTTCGAGAATATCTCGTAATCTAGTAGTCACGGAATCTTGCGAAGGCCAGTCGAAATTGAACGTCTTTAAGTCATCATATTCGCTAATTCTTCGTTTACCTTTCGCCACTACGTTCGTGCCTTCGATAACCCACGGCTCGCGTTCGATTAGATCGTCTCTAATGCCTATCATAAAGAACCGCTCCCTATTCTGCGGTACACCGAAATATTTCGAGTTGAGTACGTTAAAATCGATAGTATAGCCGCACTCATTCGCTACTTTTACAATTGTATCTAGCGTCTTACCTTTATCGTGCCCAACAAGTCCCTTTACGTTTTCCATAAAGATAATCTTCGGTTTCTTTTCGGCAGCAATTCGCATAGCTTCGAAGTATAACGTACCTCTAACGTCATTAAATCCGCCTCGCTTCCCTGCAACGGAAAACGATTGACAAGGAGTTGTAAAGGATAATACGTCGTGGTCCGGCACATCTTCCGACTGCAACTCGAATACGTCGCCAGTTACCGTTGAATCGGGATGTAGCGTTTTGTACGCCATTTGTGCAAATTGCGTTTTTGCTTGAGGATCATATTCCGCAGCAAGCAGGCACTTACCGCCTAATCGTTCAAATCCGAATGAAACACCGCCAATCCCTGCGAACAACTCTACGAATGTAAATCTACTCAATCACTCGCCCTCCTTCGCCAAATGTTCGATAGCAAACTCGATATATTTCGCTGCCTTGCGTAAGTCCTCCGTAGGTTCTCCGTGCTTATACGGTGCCCTTGCGAGGTATTTCAGCGCATTACCTACGCAATAACTGACGTAACCATTGTCGTACCCTTTCGTTATTTCTTCGATAATTTCGATCGTCTCGAAGCGCCCATTCGTGTAATGTTGAGGTGAATTAATCGCGTCGGCTTCGGAATTTGATTCGTCGACAATTTCGCAGTAGCCGTCACTTACGAAGTAATTCTCGGTATCTCCGTTATTATTAACGATGTACTTGTGACTCCCCCACCTCCCAACGACATCAAACACCTCTCCGACCTTATCCGTATACCAACCGCGACCTTCCGTTATCCGTATCTTCATCCGCTAACCTCCTCGAATAATTTCGCCAGCCTTTCCGACTCTATTTCGTTATAAGCGCTAACTAGCGCACGCAACTCCGCCATATGAAAGTCCGCCAATCCGTCGCGTCCTTCCGCAATATTTCCGACAAGTCCTGCGAACAGCTTATCAGCTGGTAAGCCTTCCGCCACTTTCTCACGGAAATATTCCGCCTTGGCTTCAGGATTGAACGTCACTACTTCCGCCATATTACCGACCTACCTTCCGTAGCTTATCGTCGATTGCTTGCGTAACAACTTTCGTCAATTCTTCGGATAGTTCCGATACACCTTCGGTCGTTAGCGGTTGCGTGCGTTCGTCTATTGCGACGACATCATCGATAAGCATTTCAATTTTCTGCTCGATTTTCTCCGACCAATCGAACGACGTTTCGCGTAAGATTCCGAGTTCTGCGTTGATGCTTAGTACGTCGGATTGCGTCGCCCACAGACTTGGTGACGACTTAAACTCCGTATAATCATCCGCCCATGTGCGAATATCCTTCGCATTAGAGTCGGATTGCTCGGTTAGTTCCGCAATCTTGCGCTCGGCTTTCGCTAGGCGTCCGACTAAGTTTGCGATGATGTCGTCGGTAGATTGTGGCGAGGTAGATTCTAGCGGGACGAGTACGCGGTATTCTTCTTCCCAAAACCGTAAATAGTCGCCTCTTCCAGGCGTTTTGGTCGTTGACTCTACAGAGACTCTGTGAGTCATTTTTACGTCAAAAATATCGCCATTTCTATAACCGTACATCTTTAACGTGTGTTGAGGATTGATGATGATAACCTTCTCGCCAACCTCCGCACGCCTATCGACCATTTCGTAACGTACGTTGTTGTGGCGGATAATGTTCGTTGGGGATAGCGTTTTATAATTGCTTAAACTCGCATGACCTCGAGAGTATTTGCCAAGTATACATCCGACAGACACGTGATAAACCTCGTATATTCTATCGATAAATTCGAGTTGCTCGTTGCTTACGACGTAATCCCCAACGTCAGCCTTCCAATCAACCTCGACATACTCCCGTTCGATTCCGCCTAGTGACTCGTCTGCGATGTAGTGTCGTTTAACTTCGCTCATATTACCGCTCCCCTTTCGCCGTTAGGCTAATTTACTTCGTTTAATATTTCGATACTTACCGTCTGCCTTCCGAACTGTAACGCTTCCTCTCGCGTTTCTACAAGGAAATCAATACGCTTTCCTACGATAGAGCCTCCGATATCTAACGCCTTCGCTTCGTAGGTTGTTCCGTCACCTAACGTAATCCTAACCGTCGAATGTAACGGAATGATCGAAGGGTCTACCGCAATAATGCGATAACCTTCCGGTGTATATACGGTATTGCGTACGTCATATCCCGTGTAGGTAATTCCGCTACAACCTTCGCAGCGTGCCGTATAAGATGTCGCCTCTACTTCGAACGTTTCCGACTGTTCCTCGGAAGATAAAGCGCTAAGGTTATCGCCACTATCGTCCGTTGAAACTTCGCTTTCAATCGTTGGAATATCGCTATTAACCGTTTGAACATCGTCAATCACCTCCGGATTTTCCGACAAGAATACGCCGACTATGATCGGTAATAGCGTGATTTTCGTTATGAGTCCGATAGAATCATCCTTTCGCGTGCTTCGTTAATTCTTCGATACTTACCGGGAAATGTTCGACCGCTAACGCGTTGACCGCCTTTGCGTACGCTTGTATTTCCGCTTGTGCATCGTGTGCTAACCGTTGATTGACGAAGTGTGCGACCGACTGTAGGCTGGCCGTCCAGTACCAACGCACATACATTCCGTATGCCGGAAGGAATAGGCGCGCTTGTTCGGGAGCGATTCCTTGTTCTATCGCCTTTTCGTACATTGCCAAACCATCGTCTACATAACGCATTAATGCCCCCGTAAAGTGCTTTCCGTCTGAGTAATCGATTGGCTCTCCACTACCTTGCTTGCTGTTCGCTGGTTTGCTGCGCCATTCGTCATTGTCGGGAATATAAAACGTCGGCTCTTCGGTAACATATCGTCGCGATGATTCGTTCCATGCGTCCATCGTATGGTCGGAGCCTACTACGTACTTCCACCATTGCCTAGCGACCATTAACGGCGCATAGACCTCGAACTGTAACGTTGCATGGCGGAAAGGGGACGTATGCCCCTCTCGCGCCAAGAAACGGATTAACTTTTCGTCCTTTTCGTCGAGTTCAAACGATTCCTTGTCGTAGCTGACACGCGCTGCGTTTGCTACCGTTAAGTCCGAACCCATTACGTTGACTAGTCGGATATAACCTTGATCTAATACGGAGATAAATTCGTTTGATTTCGCCATCTATTCGACCTCCTTCAAGAAATTAACTGCGGATATTAACATCGCGCAACCAATTATGACCTTATCCGGCTCAACGCCGAGGCATAACGCGATAAACCAACCGAACCAAAATAACGCAAATAGTACGCTTAATACATTCATTCGCTCACCCCCGTTGAACCGTATCCTTTGTCGCCTCTATCCGACTCACCTAACTCGGAAACCTCCGTAAATTGTACGGAAGGTAATCGTTGTATGATCGCTTGTGCGATTTTTTCGCCTTTGCGGATAATATAGGCGCCTTGTCTGACCGCCTCATCGCAATCGATAAATTCGTTCTCTACCGTCCTTATCCGTTTAATGTTCGCTAATGACCGTAAATTTGCGCTAGGTTTATCGGTAATGTTATCGACAATCACGCCAATTTCGCCTCTATACGTCGAGTCAACCGTACCGAATTGCACGCGTAATTTCGTCTTTAGCGTAATACCGGATCGTGGGCGAATCTGCATTTCGTACCCTTCCGGCAACTCTACGGCAATTCCCGTCTTGACTAACGCTGTTCCGTTAGGTTCGATAATAACGTCCTCTACCGCAAATAGATCGAAGCCAGCGTCGCCGTCGTGCGCTTTGGTCGGGATAACTGCGTCCGAGTGTATGCGTTTAACTTTGACGTCGGCAGTTTTCGGAGAGTTGGCGAGGACTCCCGTAATGTATCCTCGGTTATATCCGTTGTCGAAGTCGGAAATGGGTTCGTCCCATATGAAGTCATGTCGATTATCCTCGGTAATTTCTGATACTAGCTTCGCTAAATTATAACCCATCACTCCGCCTCCTCTAACGTGCCGTCCGCAGCAAACTCGAACCCATTCCGTTTAGCTATCGCCTCTACTTCGCTATAATCCGGATCATCTGCTGACGCCACCATTTCGAGTAGTGTGCGGATGTCATTCCGTTTGTTATCGTTCATATAACCGCCCCCTATTTATATAATCGATATGAACGGACTGTTGGCGAAACTAACGCCAACTTAGTTCGTCCGCATGTTGCGCCAATTCACCTCGGAAGTTCTTCGTTAAGTGAACCACCTTTACGTACGGCTCACTTTCGAAGTGACGCAGGTATGGCATAAAACCGCTTTTTTCCGGTTTCTTTAAGTCGATCTGTCCGTCATGTCCGATTAAGATAACGCGGGAACTATCGTGAATTCTCGTCAAGACCTTCTTCAATTCTCCGCGCGTCATATTCTGTCCCTCATCGATAATGACCGTTGAATCCTTGATATTGCTACCGCGTAAGAACGTGTGCGACTTTGCCGTAATCCACGCCTTATCATTGATAATGTCCGGATTATTTTCCGACTTAATGGCGAATCTAGGGTCGACGCCTATCTCGTTTAAAGCGTCTAGTAGTGGCGTGGTGTACTTCGACTCCTTTTCCTCGACTGTACCCGGCGTATATCCGATGGAACCTTCCTCGACTGGCGAAAACGTATAAATTAACGGCTTTCCGATAACGTGAGCGCAGGCGACGGCAAGAGTTGTCTTGCCCGTGCCAGCCTTCGCATTCACGATCGTAAATTGATTATCGAATATAGAGTCGACATACTCGCGTTGTTCGTCGGTTAATTTCGGTGCAAATCCGTGTAATAGGTTTCCGTCAGGTAATGGCATAAGCTACCGGCTCCCTTCGAAATAGAAATCGTCCGTTTGAATCGGTTCAACTAGCGCTTTTTTATACGAATTACCTTTCGTCGAGAAAAAGTCGTGCGATTTAGACTTCGTATCTAATCCGTTAATAATGATCGGATTAACCTCGTTAACTTCGTACTTTGCGTCAAATCCGAGATTATTCAACGCCTTATTTGCGTTATACTTAACGAACTCGATTACGTCCTGCTCTACGTCTAGTCCAGCGTATACATCGCGAGTATATTCGATTTCATTTTCGAGGAGTTCGTCGAATAACTCGTGTACGAACGTTTCTGCTTCCGCCTTGTCTACGTCGAGTTGTTGCGCCAATAATCCGACATATACTCCGTGGATGGACTCGTCACGGATTATGAGGTTGATAATCTCACCGCTATTAATCAACTTGCCTTGACCCGCCATATACAACGGATAGTAGAATCCGCTGTAAAATAGGAATGACTCGAGTGCAACCGACGCGACCATCGCTCGATATAGCGTCATGTTATACCCGCTTATCTCGTCATAATATCGTTTGATGATCGTTGCCTTACGTTGCAAATACGGATTATTCTCGACCCACTCGAATAGTGCGTCTATCTCTGCGCTAGTTGCGAGCGTTAGGAATATATTCGAATAGCTCCGGGCATGTATGAGGTTTTCCATTCCGCCCATGAACGTAAGTACCGCCTTCTGCTGGTGTGACGGAACATGTTCGGCTATACGCGCCATACCTACGTCGCCTTGTAACGTGTCAAGTAGCGTTAGTCCTGCGAGAACTTTCTTATACGTATCCTTTTCGGTGGCATCGAGTTGTTTCCACGTTAGGAGGTCGCCGGATAGCGATACTTCCTCGGGAAGCCAAAATTGGCGGAGGTTTTGTAACGCAAACATTTCGGAAAATTCGTCGTCCTTTGCGTTCCAATTAGCTGCGGTTAGGATAGTCGTTAAACTGTGCATGAAATACACTCCTCGTTCCCTGTGTCTTTTTGTCGGACGTAATATAATGTTTTTATCCCTTTATAGTGAGCGTACAGTTGAATCCTCGTTAATTCCCTCGTTGTCGTCGAATCCTTAACGAACACCGTAAATGATAATCCTTGATCGACATGGCGTTGAATCGTCGCAATTAAGTCGATAACCTTGTACATCGACATGTCGTACGCCTCTTTATAGAGGAACCACGTATTCGCCGATAATCCCGGCATTGGATAGTACGTCTTGCTATCGCCATACACGCGATCCTCAATTCGTTCCATAATCGGCATAACCGATGCTGTCGACGATTGGACGTAGCTTATCGAACCAGTTGGAGCTATCGCTAGGCGGTAACTGTGATACAGTCCGTGTTCCCTTACGTCCTCCTTAAGTTGCTCCCAATCGTCGGATTTCGGAATAAAAATACCTTCGAACAATTCCGCAACCTTTTCCGACTTAATCTCGGCAGGATTTTCGATAAATTCGTCGAAGTAATCTCCGGTATGGTATCGGCTGCCTTCGAATCCTTTAAACGTTTCCCCACGTTCCTTCGCAATTTGATTCGACCGAATTAGCGACCAAAAATTAACCGTAGAGAAGAATACATCAGCAAACTCGATAGCCGTTTCGCTTTCGTACGGTATACCATTTTGCGCTAGAAATCCGTGAAGGTTCATTGCGCCAAGTCCTACGCTATGCATTTCCTCGTTTGCCTTGCGGACGGCTGGCGCATTAGCGATGTTGGTATCATCGGATATTTTCGTAAGTGCGTCCATTGCGAGTTTTACCGAGGATTCTATCGACTTATTACGCATAACCGATACGATGTTTAACGATCCGAGGTTGCATGATATATCTTGACCGAGGATATCTTCCTCGCCGTAGTCGGTGTACTCGGACACCTCGCTATACTGCAATATCTCCGAACATAGATTACTGAACGTCACTTTTCCGAGGTTATCAAGTGCGTGCGACTTATTTACGTTTCCTTCGAACATAATGTACGGATACCCGCTCTCGAGTTGAACGATTGCAATACGTTCTAATAGGTTGCGAGGATCAATACGCTCTTTCCGTATATCCGGGTTATTAATTAGCGAATCATATTCCGTATCATAGTCAATTTGGTCGAGATACTTTCCGGTAACTTGGTGTAAGTTATGCGGATAAAATAAGTACGCCGCTTTATTTTCGCGCGCTAGTTCGATAAACTTATCCGGAATAACTACGCCAATATTTAGCGTCTTAATACGTACGTCCTCATCTGCGCTTATTTTCTTCGTATCTAAGAAATCGTAAATGTCCGCATGGAATACGTTAAGGTAGACGGAACCACTTCCGTTACGCTGACCGGCTTGGTTAATATGGCGGAATGACTGGTCGAGGTTCTTCATTATCGGAACAACTCCGCTAGTTACGTTCTCGTAGCCCATTAACGATTCGCCTTTTGCGCGTGTTTTCGATAGGTTAATCGAAATACCTCCGCCTTTCTTCGATAGCTGACGGGCGGTCGAGTTCATCATGTTAATATCGTTCAGCGAGTCGCCACATTCGAGAAGGAAGCACGATACAAACTCGCCACGTCGCGCCTTACCTACGTTAAGGAACGTTGGAGTAGCCGGTTGATACTCTTGATTTATTAATAAATCTACGAATTGTAGCGCATACTCCACGTCACCGTTACCGAAGTATAAGGCGACTATGCTTACGCGATCCTCGTAACGTTCGAGAAATAGCGACTTGTCGTTCGTCTTAAGCGCATAGTTTTCGTAGAACTTTTTCGCCGACATGTACGAAGGAAATCGGAATTTGTACGAGTACGCTCGCTTATATACGCTTTTGATGTCGCCCATCGGATACTTGTCGGTCAACGTTTTGTCGTAATAGTTATAATCGATGAGGTATCCGATCTTTTCTTCGAGCGAATGGAACCATTTCATACGGTTGTTTATATGATCGATAAAGTATGCCCTGACCGCCTCTTTATCTTTATCAAAACGCAAAGTTCCTCGTTCGTCTCTCGTCATTATTTCGTTGTTTAGCACGATATGTGACTTCGTTATTTCTGCCAATTTATCCGCTCCTTTACGTATTCATAATCCTCGTCCGTCCCCCGCATTTCCACTTTCCGCAGTAAAGGAACCTCGCACACTTCCGCAATCAAGTCGCCAGCCTGTGCGAACTTAGCGCCCCAATTTCGATTGCCGAACGCAACCACTCCGGTCAGTAACCCCTCGTACTTATCGAGGAACTCGCGTACAGGCTGCGGAACCTCTCCGAAATTATATGTCGGAGTAAATAGCGTGAAAGGTTCGGAAGGCTCCGCATGTTCTACGGAAACCACCTCGTAACCTTCCGCCTTGAATCGTTCGGCAAACGCCTTTGTATTGCCGGTCATCGAGTAGTATACGATGGTGTTACCGCTCGACATTCGGGTTAACTCCGTAACATTCGAGGATTTGCTCCGTTTTCATAATTCCGCGTAATACATCGACCTTGTCCGCCCTTAATTCCGATTTACGTTCGTCTAGTTCGCGTTCCTTCCGCTCAATCTCCGCATATTCGCGCTTCTGATCGTCGTACATTTTCGTCAGTTGTTCGATAAAGCTACTCACTTTTGCGCCCGCCTAACGAGAATACTCCACCAATTACGAATAACCATGCGATAACATACGGTATAGTTGTCGCGGAGGTTATCGGAAATACTCCGGTAAGGACTCCGCCAGCTAGGAAAGCGATGATAAGTCCGAAAAAGTATCCGATGTACGCGAGTGCCGTTAGAACTAGCGGAACTAGGAATACGACGAGTAACACCATTCCGATAATTTTCGCTATGTCGTTTAATACGTCCATTTATTCGTCCTCCTTTCGGTATAAAAGAGTTTCTTTAACATCCTGCCAATATTCTTTACTTACGTCCTTGTAAGTCGTCTGATTACCAAAGTAACGTCGCCTTTCCGCGCCTACGAAAAACACGTAAAACGGATATGCGGGAATACACAGTAATAAAACGACTATCTTAATCAGTAATATTTTCATACAATCTCCCCTTTTCCGATTAAATAGACGATACCGACCGAAATCGCATCGGCTTCGTCCCCGCCTTTATTCAGCTTCATCCCGCTATCTCCGAAATATATCCGAACTGCCTCCGCAATCATCGCCTTATCGTTCCGTTTACCTGGCGAGTTGGTGATACGCCTCGCCCACGCCTTGACTGTCTGTATGTTGATATCAACAATCTCGAAGTCAGCGAGGGCGAATTCGGTCACACCATGCGCCTTAAATATCTGCTTCGTCGGAAGGTTAAAACGGACGATACCGGCTTCCCTCGGAATGATACGCTCGATGTCCGGATACTGTGCGATTACGTTCGTAATTCCTTCGTGTATCTGTCGCAAACGCTCTCCGTCAGACAGTTTCGCGTTGGACTTGATAAGTCCGTAGTCTGTCAGAGAGAGCGATCCGTCAGATACCGTTAGGATTGCGTAGCCTGACTTGGTGAGCGAGGTGTCTAGCGCAAGGTAGCGTTTAGTCATTGCACACCGCGCCGTTTCATTAAGTCGACCATATCGCGATGATTATGTTCGCTCCGTATTTCCTCAATCTCCGCAATAGCTTCCGCATAACTCCGTTTCTGCCACGCAGGTAAATTCGATTGTTGCGCCATATCCGCCTGCCTACGCAGATCAAACAGTTCGTCCTCCGTTAATGACTTCGCAATCACCGTTTTGTAATCGTTAAATTTCCAATCCGCTAAATCTAACGGAGGCGGATCGTTCTCCTTCGCACGTCTGACGGCATCGGCACACCTATCGCGCAAGTGTAATCGCTCGCCTTCCAACACGTATTTACCGAACGTTTTCAGTCGACTAAAGTCCTCGTTCCAACCGCGTCCGTACGTCAGCATATACGCAACGATTACGTAGTCAAAGTCGTACATATCGCTATAAGCCGTTGTTTGCGCTATATGACCGGCTTTCGGCGCATCTAGCGACTTAAACTTCGACCAATTCTGCTGTACCGACTTAATTTCGAGTCCGACTCGTAATTTCTCGCCATCGTCCGTAATGTATTCGAGAATACCGTCCGGCAATCCGAAATAGGCGAAGTGTTGTCCGTTGTGTTCGATTTCGTGCATCTTTTTGTCAAAGTGTTCATATCTCGGATTGCCGTTCGCATGACGTTCGAACTTGAATCGCGGAGGCTTACCGGTTAGCTTTTCGAAATGGCGTTCGGCTAATAAGATTTCGCGCTGCAAGTAATCGCCAATCTGCGAACCAAGTCCGATCCAATCGCGCTGATTCTCGGTAAACTTCGCAGGGTCACGTTTGGACTTACGCGCCTTTTCGTAAAGCTCGCGGTCACTGTAGCCTGCGCTAGATGGTCCGAAGTGCGGGCGCTTTATTCCGTCGGGGTTACGGTTGAAATCGAAGTAACCCCATCGCGATTGTTCGCGTAACACCTTCGCATACCTTTCGTGAATATCTGCGTCCATATTATCGTCGTATGGCTGATTGTAACGGTGGAACTCCGACATGAATTCGTGAAAATCTTTCGCTATTTTATCCGCTAGTTGTTGCGACAATTAATCTCCTCCTTATTTTACGCCCTTACAAACGGGAAGTGTGCGCCATTTACAACAAGACTTGTTACGCTGTAATAATAACCGCCGTTACCTGCGTCTGTAGTTGCGTTAGCTTCAATGATGGGGTTTTGATTGTGGAATATAGTGATAGTGTTTTCCGATACTGTTGTATCATCATCAGGAACGTCTTTTTGTTCATCTACGTTAATATCAGTTATTACGGCATCCAAAGGAATTTCGCCGTCGGTGAGACTGAAAGTTCCTCCTCCACCGGCGCAACAATCCCATTCACTGCACTCTATCGTTAACTTAACGCCATTTTCGAGATGTACTTCATCATCGGTTACCGAGATTACTCTTTTATATAGGATCATTTCTCTTATTTCCTCTAAACTACTATAATCAACGTCGTACATCTAATCGATCCCCTTTCGTTATTTATTCGAAAACCATTCGTCCGGCGAATATTCTTCCATCCACCGAGGTTCGATTACCGTATCGCAATCTAACGGCAATACGAGGTTATACGTATTTTTCATAATGTCGTCGAGCAACTCTGCTGATTCTTTCGTGACTTGTTCGTTAGGTACCGCAAATTTCAATTCATCATGCAAGGTTAGCGAGAACTCCCATCCGCGACCTAACGTACATTCGTAGTAAGCGCGAATCATGCACATTTGCAAGATATTAGCGCCCGAACCTTGTATCGTATGGTTGAACGCTGCCCGCTCACATCCGCCGGTAAATCGCATTAAGTCCCAAAACTCGCCGACTAAATCGGAATCCTTACTGCCTTTTCTACGTAACCTATTCGCTTTCTTACCGAGTTCCGGATCGTTCTTATCCGAAATCCCTGCGAGTTTCATTAGCGTACACAGTCGCTTATATTTCTCGACATATCCGGGGAATCTCCGTTTCTGTCCGAATATAGTTGCCGTCCAACCGTGCTTGCGTAAATGTTCGAATGTAGCTTCGACCATCCCCTTAAATCCCGGAAGGATTTCGTCGAATTTGTCGTAAGCTACTTGTGCTTGTTCTTCGCCAACTCCGAAAGGGATAACGCCTTTATAGAACATATCGAAAGCTTGTCCGTAACCTATCGCTAGAAACATTTGTTTCATCGCCTTACGGTACGCAGGAACCGCTTTGTCCGTACCCTTTACCGACTTGTAGTACGCCTCGGTACATACCTCTTTCGGAACATCGAACAATATCGCAGCAAACTCGACGTATGGATCGAGACCTTTCCGATACATTTCGGCGAATATCTCATCGTCAAACTCGGTCGCCATACGGTGCGCTTGAATCCTCGGCTCAATCGAAGATAAGTCGGAACCAAAGAACGTGTGATATTTCGGAGGTTCGAACGCCATTCGCACTTTTTGTCCCTCTTCGGTGCGTGACGGGATGTTCTGTAGATTCGTCCCCTTCTTCGATTTTTTCTCCGCTTCAACAAGTACCGCCATGTGATCGAGAAAATTATTATCATCGATATTATTGCGCCAAAGTTCGTTAGGCTTTCCGGTATATCCTTTTGAGCCATACCGACCGGTTGATACCGTGCTTAGGCTCGTGTGTACTCTGCCGTCATAATCGAACGCCTTCGGTATCTTTTTGATGAAAGTACCTAATAGAGTTGACAACTTCGAGTATTCGGATAGCGGTTTTAACGACTCCTCCTCCTTAAAGTACAGTTCGAGAACGTCCTTACTTGTTGAGCGCTCTTTCTTCTTATCGAATAGTTTCGTTTTATCCTCGATCTTAAGAACGTCGTATATTAGGTACGCTAGATGATCGTTAGAGTTAAGGTTAAATTCCTCGGTAAATATCGGAGCGTTATCGATAGTAGGTTCGTCTAATTCCGATAACTCACGTTCATATTTTTCGAGCATATCTCTTTCATTCTGGTACGACTTTAAGTGCGTTTTTGCTTCCGACTGTAACTCTGCGATTTTACTACGCTTCTTTTCGATCTGTTCCTTTTTGCGTACAATTCGCTTCCGTTGAGATTCGCACCACTTATCGATCTTATTTGCGTTAATTTTACGATCCATCTTACGTAAGAACTCGTCATTAATCCCGTACGTTTCCGTGATTGCGTTGATTGCTTCCTGTAATTTCGGCTCATATTCGGCTTCTAGTTCCGCAAGTCTTTCCGTATTGACTACGAACCCAGTTCGCTCGATAGTCGTATTTACCTCGTAAAGATATTGGCGAATCTCAAAGTACGGTTTATATAGATCATCCTTTGCGAGCATCATTTCGATTTGCCACTTCGTTAATAGCCAGCCTTTTTCTACGTCCTTTATCGCATATATGCCGACAACTTCCGGAGGGTAGACCATTGGCGACCCATTTCCGAATAAATCCTCGAATGTATAGTCGTCTAGGTGTTCCGTACCTATCAGCGATTTGTATTTCGTCGTCAACGGTTTTAGTCCGTTTGATTCTTCGTGTTCATTAAGGATAAATTGCGCATCCAACGAATCATATCGAAACCCTTTCGGATTCATTCCGTCGTTTAGAAACATCGAGTAGTCAAACGGCGTATTATGAAACGCTTTGGCTTGCGATGGATGTTCGATAAACTTTCGTATTGCACCTAGCGCAGCCGACCGAGAACATTGCGGATCATCCGTTAAGTGTCCGTAAGCTACGTAATAACCTTCGTTCAATATCGGAAGCCAAAACGAATAACCGCCGGACATGTCGATCATCGTATCTGTTCCGGAAGTCTCCGTATCCCATTCGGTGAATGACGTTATCTCCGGCAAATCAACGCCTCTTGACGTTAGTTTCTTGCGGATATGAGTATCGTTGAATAGCCGGAATACTTTACGAAACCAATCGTCGTCTTGTTGTTGTCGGACTTCTTGACGCAACCTTTCGACCATAGCCGGCAAGTCGGAGTCGTCGGTAATGACGAAGTAATTGCTCGGTTTATTTGCGAGCGTATCTTGCATACGTTCCTCGCGCATAACCCGTTTATTTTCTTCATCCACTTGTCGCCCCATCTGAACGGCTTCAATCTTCGAAAACTTACCGTCTTTTAGTCGTCCGATATTTCCGTCATTAAACGCCTGCTGCGCCAACTTTACGAGGCGTCGGTCTTTATCCGATAGTTTCATCGATAATATCCGCGCCCACGCCTCGTCCATCGTCTCGTTAGCGCTGGCCTTCCGTTTTTCTGCGTCCTTTATGCGAGATTTAGCGTCAGTAGATTCGGTTGCTTTCGGATTGAGCGATAGCTTAATTTCCGTCAATAGGACGGTACCTCCTTTCGCGTTGTGGCTTCGTTATAGTGCGAAGCACCTCCGCGTTAGCGGTCGAAACGTTGTTCAACTGGCGTGATTAGTTCGTATCGTTGCGAATATACTTTCCCGTTAGCTAATACGCGATGATTCCCTGTTATACTCATTTCCTCGACCAACTCTCCGATTGTTCCGACTTCATGCCCTCCGAAGGCTGCGATAGTAACGCGAACAATATCGCCTACCTTATACTCGTTAGGCTTACGCCCTAAAGCACTCCACTTTTCCGCTTCCTTTTGCTCGGCAAGTTTGCGTTTGGCTTCCGCAACTTCTTCGTCGGTTGCTTTGGTTAGCGCGTCTTCTTTAGCGTTCGGATTGCCGTCGTAGTCACCGCCGTCAAGTTCTTCGACTCGATACCACTTAAATGACGATCCCCAAACGTCCACAATTTTTACGATGTCGCCTACTGGTGTACCGCCCTTTCCGCCGAAGCAATTATCGTTATTGTGCTCAACAACCTTCGCATAATCTCCGACTTTAAGCGCAGGCTTTTCCGCCTTTTTAGGGCGCTCAATGATTTCGAATTCTTCGCGGAAAATGTTTTCGTCGTTTTCTTTTACCTTGACATACGAACGATGCGAAAACGTCTTATGATGGACGCTATCAACCGTAAAAATGTCGCCTTCCTCGTAATCGCCGACGCTAAGAATGTGAACGTCAACAATCCGAATCTTATCGCCAACTTGCGGATCGCCCTCGATTACTTGCGTAGGCGTGTCCGAAGTCTTTGCGTATATTTCGAAAGTTTCGTAAGAAACTGCGACATTTTCTCCGCCACCATCAGCGATAAATCTCGGGTCGCCGTCTGAATCAATTTCGATAATCTCGTAATACTTTCCGACTGTAATGTCGTCATCGTCCGTCTCCGTAAACTTCACGTAATCGCCCACTTTCGGCTTACGGTCGACCTTAACGAAACCTTCCGCCTGCTTTCCGCTCTCTATCGCAGACACCCGCGTCTCTAAATCGCCTACGCGTTCGGTCAGCGTCGGTGCGGAGGATTTGCGGAATACTACAAATTTATCTAGCGCTGAACGTTTACTGCTCACGTCGTCTACAATCGCTCTATCCCCGTATCCGTCCTCCGTATTAACTTCGTAATAAAAACCTTTTCTCGCGTCAATAGTCCCGTTAGATAGAACGATATCTCCCATTTCCGCTCTTTCATCAACCTTCGTATATTCCGCACCAGCATACGCAATCTTCGTAACCTCTCCGCCAACCATATCAATTACTTCTACGCCTTGTAACTTCGCCATATTATTCCGCCCCCATTTCGATATTTTCGAACTCATCGATATCGACGTCAAACTTCGATGTCAGCCGTACTAAACATCCGACACTACATACGGTAATGTCGTGTTCTTGCGAATACCAAACCTCGGAACCTTCGAGGATCTCGTCTAGGCAATGCGCACAATCTCCGACTACCTTGCGCGTATCCTCGGGTAATTTCGTTTTCCATTCGTCATAATTTCGAATAGTCATGCGGTAACACTCGCAATCTCATCCGTTAAGGTTCCTCGGTCAAGTGCGATAGGTAACTCGACCCAACGCTTAACTGCCGACTGTTCGGACGCCCAATATTCGCCCTTTTCTTCGTTTTCGAAGTAAAATACGCGAGGCGTTTCGCCGTCCTCCGCCAAGACGCCAATGATATAATCCGCGTCGGATTTCGAGTACGGCTGCCCCTTTCCGTTCTTAGCGTAGACGACTAATTCGTTATTGCGGTCGCCGCGTATGCGAATCGTCTTGCATTGGAACGTATGCCATTCGCCAGTTAATCGATCCCTTGCGATAAAGTCGTACACTTCCGCTGTTTCCGTTTCTGCGACCTGCCATCCGCCGGCTATTAGCGCCGCTTTTGCGATAACTTGCGAGTAGATCCCCGTCTGTTCTGATATATGTGCTATGTTAACCGTCCCCTTTCGTTGTACAATCGTTAATCACTCGGACAAACTACCGCTCAATCAGAACGGTAACTTATCCTCGCTGATTTCTCCGTCCTCTACCGCCTCAACTCCGTCATTGTCACCGCTATTGTCCGCCTCTTTCTTCGGCTGTAATCCGATAAGGCTAACGTCAAAGCCTACAGACTGTAACGCCTCAATCATTTCGTCCTCGTCCTTTTCGAACAAGATTCCGTCGAACAACGCCATATCGAATGATTCCGGAGCCTTATCGAAGTTAGCGCGTTGCTTGTCGGTCAAGTCCTCGTCCATATCGAGTACCGGCGTTAAGCTTACCGTTGTATTTGTTCCGCTGCCTTCCTTCGATAGTTCGAACGCAATCTTGCCGATTTTCTTTTCGTACTTCTTAATCGAGCCATGGATCGCTTGCGCTTGCGGTTTAGATACGTCAATGATGATAGGCTCTCCGCTATCTAAATCGAAGAATCCCATTGCAAAGCGTTGTTTAGCGCGATACTTACCGGCTTCCTGTCCGTGTTTGTCCGAAAAATCTTCCGATAAATCCTTGTGATATTTCCACGCCTTGTCAAACGCTGTGAGGTTATCGACCGGATACCCTTTCGCGGATTTCTTCGAAGGATTCTTCGCTACGAACGAGTTAAGTTGCTTATATATTCCGTAAGAAAAGAACGTGATTAAATCGGATGTACCTAATACTTTTACCGTGTAGGTTGTACCGGACTTAAACGGAGAAAACTCGGCATTGCTTCCGCCTCCGTTTGATTCTTCGTTTAATGCGTTTAGAGCGTCTGCTCCCGATTGATACTTCGACATTAAATCGCTCCCTTTCGTCCTATTATCGTTAATTATCGGACACTACTTTCGGCAAGGTTGCGAACCTACTTATCCGACATTGAGACGCATCTCTCCGTTCGATGTCCGAAAGGTTTACGTGTCCTATCGAGCAAACTGCGGAAACGGTGCGCACTCCCTAACGCTTTCAGTCGCGCCGATATTCGGAGGCACGGCTTACTCACGCTAGGCATTTCCGCATATATCCGCCCGTGACAGCGCACGACCGATAGTGTTCGCAGTCATACGCCATAACGGACGGGCGAGTGTTATATCACTCGCGCCAACGCGATAGCCTTACGCACCCTTTTACGCTTGACTGCGTGTTCTTCCGAAGGTAATTCGTTTAACCGCATTTCCAACGCCTTCATGCGTCCTTGTATCGCCAATTTCTTCGGAAGGCTACGCGTCTTTAACAAGCGCAACCTCAACTCGCCTATTTCGATTTCAATTTCGGCACGCAGGCGCTCGATATTGCGTAGTTCCTTCGCTTCATTTCGTTCAGCAATCGTCAACTCATTCGCAGCAAAACGACTTAGCTTGCGGTTAATTTCCGAGAATCCGTACGTCTTAGGGTCGACGATTGTGACGACAATGTCTTGCGTAATATCGGCGATTAAGCCTACGCCGTTCGATACGAACAATCGTCCCGGCTTTCCGTTGTCGTCGATAACTTCGGATACGAATACGGAAGTAGACGCCTTTTGCTTCGCCCAATTTTCGACGATTGATCGCTTAATACCGAATCTTTCGGTAGCGCGTAACTTCGCGTGATACTTGATAATCGGATTGTCTAGCGTAGTTTTCATCCGACACGCACCGCCTTTATCGTATCGATTGCGTAGTAATCTGCGAGGTCGTCGTCCGTAGGTATCGTACCTTCGTATACGACTTGCGGGTGATTCTTCGTTATATATTCGTCAATGTCGCGTTTAATTTTTTCTGAATCCGTCATTTTTATCGTCCTCTCTAGGTATATTTTCGTTTATATTTGCGTATCATTATATTAAGAAGAACGCGGAACACACGTAATAAGAACGTACGTTCCGGGTTGTCATTATACTATATTGCGTATAAAATATAGTAAGAAAGACACAGTTATCCACATAAATAATCGCGGTAATCGCCAAAACGGGCGCTATCGTAATTATGTTTAAGCTGGGCAAGCTTACGGGTAACTTTAGAGTGATGAACGTTTAGTTTCTTCGCGATGGCAGTCGGTCGAAACTTTCCTATCGTTTCATCTTTTAAGACCTCGTTAACGATGGCAGTCGTTAGGGGGTCTTTTATTTTGTCTGGATTTATAAGCGATTTGATAAGTTCGATTAATTCATCGCTTTTCGTAATATGTTCCGTATGATCTCCGTCTTCTACGCGATCTTGTTTAAGTAGTAAGTAATCTAACGTGGCAGCGTCAGATTCACCTTCCGAGTTAATGATATGCGTTTCGTATTTCTCTTTCGTTGCTCTGTTTCTCCGTAGTTCCAGTCGCTTAATCTTTAGTGAGCGACTTAATAGATGTTCAAAATTATCTTTGAAGCTATCGAGGCAGTTCATAAACACATCGTCATATCCTGCTAACAGATCGAATTTATCGATTCCGTTATGTTTGGCTACCGTTTCGGCGTTTTCTCGATAACTCGTCATTGCTTCGGTGTAGATCCTAGTGAATAATTCCTCCGTAGGATTTGACCTATACAAATCAGCTAAACTATTCAATTGACTTTTCATTCATTAATTCCTCCTTAGTGCTTGTACTATATTAGATGCACGTGAATTGTATTTCGCGCAAAAAATAGTAAATTTTTTATTTTATAAAAGTTCACCCGTAGGATGTATTTATACATTAACAATTTCTTTATTTTTCTTGTTGATTTTTTAAACTTTCCTAGAATTTATTTTTTCTTAAAATTCTCTATTATGTAAATAAAACCCTCTAGCTTTAGACTAGAGGGCGATTAATGTATTTAATTAATTTACGACGTTTCCTGGGTCAGTATTAAGTGTTTCAACCTCATAGCTTGTACTTGTTGGTTCGTTTACCGGGTTGCCCGGGTCTGCTGATACCGTTCCTCCGAAGATTCCGAATGCTAATACACCTGTTAAAATTGCTGCGATTACTTTTTTCATAATTTTCCACTCTCCTATAGTATGTTTTTGATTAATTCTTTAAATTCCTCTTTCTTTGATAATTCCTTTAACGGAAATTGCGCATAAAACATATCACCCTCCTTCATAAACATACCGAGTGATTTTAAATGTAAGCTGTAATCTTCTGTTGCCAACGCTCGGTAGTAGACTCTGAACGCAGTCTCATCTAGTCCGTCGAGTAAATTCAATGCTGCATCACTATCTCCACGCTTAGCGTATCTATAGGCTAGTTCTGAATCATCCATAAAACCGTCAGTCTCGTCCAACCTATGACTCCAAGTAGTCTCGAGCAACTTTATGTTTTGATTCAGAATTGTATCTCTGTGTGCGATCAAACCTAACTCTTGATACTTCTTAACGCTTTCTGATAAGTGAAATGATGATTCCGCGTAATCTTGGAACATGAATGATGTCCCTATAATATAAGATGCATAAGCTTCGCTTTTCGCGCAAATTTTCATGGAAAAAATTAATTCTGCATATTTACGACTCTTTTCTAAGTCGTTATTGTGGAATAAATGAGCTTGCGCTAAAACCTCATACATTCTTATTCGGAAACATTCTTTCACAAAACCTCTTTCCAAATTTTCGATAAGTAACCTAGATTCTTCTGCTACTCGAAATAGGGACTTGTATTCTCTAGTTAAAGAATAGATGTTAGCTTCTATCGTATGTAATAAAGCAGTTAAATCCATAGATTTTACTTCCGAATATAGACCTTTTAAATCCCGAAGGATTATCTCATAAGAATGTAATTTTCTTTGGTACTTTAAGACAAAAGAATAAACAGAATGAACTTCCTCGAATCCGTGATACCCTTCTATTTTATTCAGTAATTTTTCTAAGTCGTCTAACAAAAAGTTTATAGATAAGAACTCTAACGCCGGTCTGACGTGCTCCATTTTATCGTAACTTAAACATACGCTACGGATAAATTCCCGATCCTTTTTAAAGAATATGTTTTGAATAGAGAAAGCAACGTCAAAATTTAATGGTCGTTTTCCGTTTAAGAAGTTGGACAATGTCGCACAACTAACCCCAACCGATTCCGCGATTGTTTTACGTTTGTAATCATGATCGTCTATAAAATTTAATAACAAATCCTTCCCCTGCCCCATTTGTTCTCCTCCCTTAAACAACCTTGATTAAAAGTAATGATTATATTATAATTACATTGTACCTATTTTCTTTCCAAAAGTAAATAAAAATTTATAAAAAGGAAGTGAATTTTTTGTTGGATGATTTTACCATTGACTACTCCCCGTTAATGAACATTTTATATGACCGTAATATTGGTCTGTCCGAACTAGGTGAAGAAGTAGGATTAAGCACAAAAACCATCGCAAAATTCAAAAAGAAAGAATCTCTAACTTTAACTACAATAGGAAAGATCTGTGTGTTTTTAGATGTTAATATAGAACAAGTAGTAAAAATAAAAAGAATATAACCCCTTTGATATACATAATTAATTAAATATTAAATGAAGGGACGGCTTCCTATGAAGATTGAATTCGGAAGATGTCTCCTTCGTGAAGTATTACGTAGAGCCGGCATGAAACAAATAGATCTGGCAGAACGTTCATCAAAGACGGAAACTCAAATTAGCGACTATATAAATGGGCGAAAATACATGTCTTATAGGACAGCTATAGAGTTTTCGATCATCATAGGTTGCCATGCCGAGGAGTTCTACGATTGGGAATACCAAGGCTTCAAGAAGGAGGAGTAAGGCGTCAATGCCTTTCTTCGTGAATTTACTTCATCATTAAGTGAAGTTATCCCTAACTCATTGTCAATTATAACAAAATTTTACTTGAAAGCGTTACCCATTTTTTAACAATTGATAAATGTTTGTTTTCTTTATTTGTAAGTCCTCCATACGCCCACTCACCAACGCATCATTCACGTCCTTCACTCCGTCCGGCAACGCCAACTCCCGCAATCCCACGTATCCGCGCAACCCCTCGACCAACTGTCGCTTAACCTTCTCGCCAGCCTTATCGTTATCCGTCGCAATTACCACGGACTCAATCGGAGACTTCCGTATTAATTCGAGCTGCTCGTCACTAACCGAAGCGCCTCCGATGGCTACCGCAGGTTTACCGCTCGTCCATACGCTCATAGCGTCAATCTCCGCCTCACATACGTACACTTCTGTTAGGTTATGGCGATACACCTTGTCGATGCCATATACGAGGCGTCTGACGGGTTCTGCGCCTTTTTCGTACCAAAACACCTTACCGCGTACCTTCCGATACTTGACGTTAGCAAGCGATCCGTCCGCATGACGCCACGGTAGGACTATCGCCCGTGATTGCTTCGAATAACCTACGCCCATGAACCGCTGTACCTTTTCGGAGATTCCGCGACTTGCGAGGTACTTATGCCGATACCGATACGGCGCTAACGTAGATTCCGGTAACTTTACGGGGACTCTCCGTTTAGGTAGCGATAATTTCGGTATAATGTACGATTCTGTCTGCGCTGGCATACCGTATAACTCCGTAAGGTACTCGCACGTTTCCTCGTAGGTTTCGTCGCGTAAGAACGCTAGTAGCTTCGGAAAGTTACCGGATTCATAGTCGGAATCGTATGCGCCACTATCCCGCCATGTTCCCGCGTATTCTCCGTCTAGGTTGACGAAGAAGGACGGAGTATTGTCGTAACGGAACGGTGAAGCTGCGATAAGTTTATCGGATGACCAGCGCGGTCGAGTCCACGGAAAGGCTTCGAGTTCGGTGCGGATGTCAACGTCTAATTCTTCGCCTTGTATTCGGATAATCGGCATAAGCGTCCTCCTTTCTGATTGCACTAATAGAATACACCCCGTTTTTTTCGATCTGCAATAGTCTCTACGATTTTTTTTTTCTAAAATTCCTTCGTAAACTCATCCGCACTTAACGTATCCTCCGATATCTCTCGGACTATCCCGTAATTCGGAAGGTATACTCCTTCAACTTGCGTACCTTCTCCACCATTACGCCCCTTGCCTATCTCGATCATAAAGCGACCGTCCACTGTATCTATTCCGAATAGGTTGAACGCATCTTCGAGAATCTGCTTCGATTTCTTAACCTCGCTACGTTTCGGCGGTTGCAATTCGCGATTACCTTCTTCGTCTGTATTTGCGCTAACTTCCTCGGCTTGTGTAACGACATGTATAACGGTATTTGTGCGCCCAGCAAGAGCGCGTAACTTCTTGGAAGTTTCCGCTACATCGCCGCCTGCTGTCCGTGATCTATTCTGCTCGAAGTCCATTAAATAAATCGGATCAATAACGACTATATCTGCGTTAGTCTGAATAATATCCGATTCTAATTGACGGACGTCTGCGCGTGTGAAATCCTCATCATCTATCGCACGAACCGTAATATTTCCCGGTAAAATATCGTCTAATTTTTCAAGGAACATTTCTAATCCGGCTTCATAACCTTCGTCTAACTTACCGGATAATAGTTTACTATTTTCGAAACCGACTTCATAATCAACTCCGTCAATTTTCTCGACCGTACCGCTAACCCTTGCCGATATACTTGCGTAGGCTCTCGCCATCCATTCGAATTTACTCATTTCTCGAGCCCATACGAGGACATTTGCGCCCTGAAAAGCCGGTTCGATTGCTCCGTCCTCCATGACAAACACGGATTTACCTCGTCCACTTTTACCGTACCATGCGTAAGTGTTTCCGGAATAATATCCGCCGATTGCCTTGTTGATTCCGTTAAACTTCGATTCCCATAGGCGGAATGATTCTCCGGCTTTACGTTTGCGATATTCTTCGAGGAATTTGTTCGTATCATTTTTTACGTCTGTTCCTATTTTTTCACGAACACTTGTTCTCATTGTAATACGATCCAATTTCGATTGCAACTCTTTTATGAAATCATTTCCGTCAGATTGTTCGATCATTCTCTGCGTATCCTTATCGTTAACTAGCGCAATAAATTCTCGCTTGGCTGCGTCCGACTTTAGTTGCCGCGTCAGCCATTCGTAACTATCCGACACACCTTCTCGATAATAGAAGTCCGGAAATTCTTCGACCACTGTACGGAAGTCCGGCGCTTGTCCTCGATTGGCTTCGGCGTACTCCGTAATGTATTGAAATACATTGCGTTCGGATTCCGTAGCAAAGTCGGATTCTTCGATGGAATGAGAACGGACAGCCGACACGTTACCATCATCGAGAATTTTCGATAAGAATGATTCGCCATATGCGGGCATAGTTGCGTCCTCCTTTCGTTATTTCATCGTCCAAAACTCGTACTTACCGCCCATTTACGCCTTTCACGTTCCAGTCGCGCAATCTCACGCTCCAACTTCCGTATAACCTCGATCAATTCCGCGTTCGACATGTATTCGTAACGGTCGCTCATCCTTCCGATCCTCTTTTCTTATGGCTCGTACCTAATTTGCTCTTGCGCCTTCTCCCTGAACGACGTTTCTTCTTCCGACTGACAGACGACTCTAATTCGCTAATCTTTTCGTGTAAATTACGGATATATTCCGAAACATAATCTCTCTCGTGTTCTACTTCGATATGCTCGTTGATTATCTCGTAAATCTGTTTGCGTTTTGACACCGTCATTCCCCTTTCGTCAATTCGGTAAGCAATCGTTCAGCATACGCCTTTTCATTCTCGGAGCCGTACGTTAACATATCGAGGTAATAGTCGATAGCCGTTTGACGTGCGCTATCGTCCAATTCCTCCGACAACTTTTCGCGTTCGGCTTCCGTCATCCCCTCCGGTTCCCATTCGCGGATAAAGTCCGTTGTTGCCGGCAATGACAGCCAATCTTCCGAATACCAATCGTTAGGATCTCCGCCTTCTAGTCGGTAACGGAATACGCTATGCTCCTCGTCATATTTAACGTCCGTAATTTCGTATTTAGTCGGAGCAATCGTTTCACCGTCCGAGAAGAATTCGGCGGTATATGGGTCGTAGATGAGAACGTCGTCGCCTACGTAAAACATCGGCTTAGGTTCGTTCATATCATCGGAATCCTCTCCGTCAATCCATTGGATTTCCGCAGGTTTGTCGGATGTGCGTTGCGCTAGGATGACGGATGCTGACGTGAGGATTGCGGATAATGTTCCGATGATTAGCGTTGATTTTCGCATTTACTTCGCCTCACTTTCGTTTAAAATATTTTACCGTTTCTATAATTGCGCCCATAATCATCGCCCACATCAATAGCACTAACGGCAACAGAATCGAATAAATAATTATATCCTCCAATATCTTCGCCTCCTTTTCTTATTCTGATATAATCGTGATGAGGTGATTAAGTTGAACCGATTAATTATACGTATTATTGCGCTCCCCTTAGCGCTACATATATTCAAGCAAGACCGAGAACAACTCGACGGATTATACGTAGGTAACGTATATCTCGATAAGATCGATTCCATTATCGAAGATATTCACCGTGATATTAACGAAAGTCGGGCGCAACTGTTGAAACAGTACGGACTGACTTTGCGTAAAATATCAGCGACGGAATATCGATGGAATGATCGAAAAGATTCCGGAACGCTTACGTATACTTCCGAACAGTTAAAGGCGATGACATCCGATATTATGCGCGAATATCTGTTTAGCGCCGAACCTTTCGAACGGAAAGAGCGTGTGTGGGATCGGAGTATGTTGCCGCCGGATGCCGAGTTGGATTAGCGTTTACCTCTCTTACTCTCGCCACCAAACGCAATCTCTTGCGTCATATCTCGCATTCGATCGTACAGTCGCTCCTCACCGAACACTCGCGGTAATTCCTTCATCGGAATATTCGAGGTATACACCGTAGGCAACTGCGCCGTCACACGGTAATTGACGATACTGTGGAAATCTCCGCGAAACCCATCCGACACATCCCTGACACCTACATCGTCAATCACGACAAATGGCGTATGCTTTGCGTGATTAATCGCGTTATAATACCGCTCGGCTGCGGGATTTGCGATACTGTCCGGCACTCTAGGACGGTTGAACGCGTTATATTCCGTCTGCAACTCGTTGGCATCGAGGAAATATGCCGGACGTTGTAACGGCGTCCGTCCTCGCTGAATACTTCCGACATAGTGGCGTATGAGCCATTCGTTAAGCAAGGCGCTGGCTGACGTCGTCTTACCGGTACCGGGCGATTCGCTCCATAGGTATAGCGACTTTATCCGCTCGCCGTCCGCCTCAAACTGACGGCTGAATGTCGATACATAGGCGTCAAATACCGCATATGCTTGCGCTTGGCTCTCGCGTACTGGTGAATTGGTGAGCGTCGTATTGCGGTAATCTTTCGGAACACCTGCGGAGCCTACGCGCCCACCTTCGCCGGATACGCCGTGAAACCCCGTGTGGATTGCGTTAGTTGGCGAACAGGCTGACGTGGTGATTCCGTCTAATAAACATTTCGTCAATTTGCGTTCACCTCCGTTAATTATTCGCGTGAGTCGTCGATGATTTTACCTTGCGTTGCAAATGCGCTAGTTACCCAACAATAACGTAAAGGTACTTCATCGCCTATATCCGTATTATCCGGTACCACTTCGCAAAACTCACCTTCGTACTCAACGATATCACCAACGCGAACCTCCGTCGGTTGTGGTGCGTTAAGGTATTCGCTAGGTACTTCGAGTCCTAGTGCGCGTCGTAACGCAATAGCCTTTCCGATATGAACGTTGAAGCAATCGTTAGGGGCGCATTTTGCGATACCTCTTGCGTAGACAATCGAACTTAGCTGCCCTTTCAGTAGGCAAACGACTGTTCTTTTTCCATCGTTAACAATAAATTCTGCATCGCATATGATACCAGATTCACCTTCCCTATACCCTAGCCTCGAGGTTATGCCTCCCTTAGAATCTTTTAAGGATTCCACATCAGACTTAGCGCGCTCCACGATTTCGTCACGCTCTTTTTGAGGCGTCCATAATCGCTCCTCTAACGTCGTACATACTTCCTTCTCGATATTGCCGCTTTCCAGCGCCCCAACCTTACGCTTCAACTCCGCAACCTCATTCCGTAAATCCTCGATATTCGCCTCCATATTTTCGATAACTCCGCTCATTATACCGCTCCCTTTCCGTTTTTAATTTCGCTTATAGCCATCCGCTAATATCGTCCACATCGATTTCTTGCGCTTCCTTCCGTTCCTCTTTCCGCTGTACCTCCGCCAACACACGTTGCCATGTCTGCTTACGGTACGTATAAAGCCATCCGAAACTAGTTCCGGGATATTGTCGCGTAGGCTTATATTCGGACATGGCTTCGTCAATAAATCGTTTAACAATCGCCTTATCATACTTCGCTCCCTTCGTCTTAGTTCCGATCAAGTTTCCGATTAACCCTTTTTCCGCTTGCCATCCGCGGTAGGGTACGTATTCCACTCCGAACATTTCTTCGTGCTTGTCCGATAGGTAGGCGTGGAATGTCAAAGTATTCCACTTGTCGAGCGGAAGGTTACGCCAGTCGGTCGATTTAGTTCGGGTCATTTGCGTTCGCCTCCTAACGCTATCTCCGTCCGTTTTCTGATTACGTGCTTTATGCTAATAAACTCATCATCTTCGTAAAAAGTGTCGGAATGTATTAGCGTTAATTGCTTACGTAACCGCTCAATCTCCGCCACCAACTTCGGAATATCCTCGCGAGCGTGTGCGATGAAGGTTGCGTTATCTAAGTCGGTAGTTTGTGCCGTTAATAATCCGCCCATAGTTCCGACATTCTGCGCACCGTTTGGCGATTGTTTTCCGATTCGCCACGGACCTTCCATAGCCTTTTCGGCACGCTCACGGATTTCCGCTAGTTGTTCGTCGGTTAGTCGTTTAGTTTCCGTCATCGTCAGCACTCCCTTCCGCCTTTTCCTTCCATTTCCTCGCTACGTCACGTAGACGATCTATCGCGAATTCTTTCTCTGCTAACTTCCGGCTTAATAATTCGAATTTCCTCTTTTCTGTCCTTAACTTACTTTCGTAGTATTCGTGCGTATTACGCTCAACCTCCGTAGAATACCTTATTTTATCCGCGGTTACTGCCGCGATTTGATCGATCTGTTCGTCACTTAAAGTTACGTTAAAACTAAGACCCTTGGCCATCTTTCAACGCCTCCTTTGTCGGTTGTAATAACGCCTTAACTAAGTCGATACTTACGTCATGCACGCCACTCTCCGTCATATGATCGAGTATTTGCGTAACGGTCGTTAGTTTGCGGTGAGCGTCTGCGGTGATTTCGCGTTCTTCACACCATCTTTCGTGGAAATAATCCGCCTGATCTTTGTCCGTCATACTTCGTCACCCTTTCGCTATTTACCGTAATAATTTCGTTACTATAACGCCCATATAAGCCGTTTGACGCTCTCGGAGTATTAGCGTTCATGTTGCGGATAAAAACGTCTGTGTGGGCGGTTATTTTGCGTCTGTGGTGTCGTTGATGCCTTCGACGATGATTCCGAGAATGTGTAGCGTCTTTCGAACGCCTTGCCTACACCCTAACGACCGCTGCCGTTCCGTGGAACTCATTTCTTCGGAATCCTGTAACCAATCGTTAGCTTCGTAATAATTGCGCAACTTTTCGTGAGGCGTCTGCTCGACGGTGTATCCGTTGACTAGTGCGCTTGCTAACGTCATTGTGTCGACACCATTTAGTGCGTCTGTTTTAGCGCCTACCCATTCGTCAGCAGGATCGACGGTTACTTCGAGTATTTTATCGTCGGAATAATACGGTAGGCTTCGCAAGTGTTCGATTACTTCCGCTACTTCCTTCGGTAATGCGACTTTTTCGCTCACGTTAATCGTCCTCCTTTTCGATAAGTTTGATACGTGGTTATCGCCAACTCTGCGTGTTTTATAGTTATATCGCTAGTTTCATCGTCAGTCATGAACACGGCGTTATCTGTTCTACCGCGATCTTTATACCACATCATAACGATGTATCCGCCGAAAGTATCGAAATCATCCGGTGCAAAATCGTTATCAACCGGTACATATCCTATTGTTCCGCAAGAGTTATCGTCACGGTTGACGGTTCCTATCTCATTAGCAATAAATCGTAATTCATTCATAGTTCCACAATTCCAATTGTCCGATAGAAAATTACCTTCGCTATCAAATGCGCATTTAGGATCGCTACCTTCCCAAGTTTTACCTCTCGATTTACAACAGTCGCAAACCATGTTACTCACTCCTTTTAGGCGTCGCTGCGCCACCTTTCTTTTATTTTTAATTTTCTTTGGTTTCTTTTAACAAGAAACACTTCTCCGACAAATACCTATATACAATACATTTCGGAATATCTTTTATTCGTCCCGACTTAAAGTGAATTTCTTTAAGGCGGTATGTTTTATCTTGTTAAAAGATTAGTTCTTGTTAAAACCTAGTTCTAGTTAGTGCAACCTATAACCATGTCGGCTCACAGTCGCGCGACCACAGGTAGCACGGTGGCTACGAAATCCTTACAATTCTTCGGGTTCTGCGTCAAATATTCGTATCTGACTAATCGGAAGAACTGTATATCTCGTATTATCGAATCTACCTTCGTGCCTATCTTGTATCGCAGTTACTAACGGACGACCTTGCCATCGGTATTCGAGTAACTTCCGCACCCTCCTTCCGGCTGCTTGACGCGAAACTCCTAACCCTTTCGCTATTTGCGATTGTGTCGGATAGCAGTTACCATCCTCGTCCATGAACGAAGCTATGACGCAAAGTGTACGCCAGTTGCTATCGCCCATGTCGGCTAGTAACCCGTGCTTGACGGCACTGACGTACATCTTAAGGAATATCTGCGTTTCCGACTTCCCGTCCGTTAAGGAACGCTCGGTCTTTGTCTCGATGGATACGAGATTTTCATTCGTCATATATCCACCTCCTATTAACTACATCGAAACTAACTCCACAAATGGCGAATAAATCCACGAAATTATTTTCGCTCTTATAATGTTAGATGCGCGAGAACCTCATTTCGCACACTTTTACGCAAAAAAAATAACGCCACCTCCGAAAAGGTGACGCATATCCGTTATCTTCTTCGCATATATCTCCGTAATGGCGAATGTTTCGTATGCTGACTGCGGACGTGTTCGGCGTCCATCTGTACGTATTTCCTCGTCGTTTTAATATCCGCATGATCGAGGATTTTTTGCAGCGTAAATAAATCTCCGCCATTTAATAGATAATCGCGAGCAAATGTATGTCGGAATTGGTGCGGATGTAGCGTATTCATTCCGATTCTCTTTTTCAGTCGATTCAATCGCTTCCGGAACGCATCTGCCGTAAATTCCTCGCCGTACGCGTTCATAAATATACGGTCAGTACCGCCGAAATAATCGGTTGATTCGCGATGCAATTCGAGCAATCGTTTTAACACTTCGCGACTAACCGGAACATCGCGGTACTTCCGATTCTTCGCTATTTCCGATGTAACGGTGATTTCGTTATGTCGCTGATTAATCTGCCCGACCGTCAACGTGACTGCCTCGTTAATCCGCAAGCCAGTGTCGAGCAACAGGTAAATAAGCGTCTTATCTCGCCATTGTGCGTATTGCCTTTCGTCCAACGCGTTCAATACTCGGTTAATCTCCGGCTCGGAAAGTCCTTGCACCTCCGCAACCTTATCCGTCCGAACCGGCTTTATCGTTTTCATGGCGTTACTTTCTGCGTAACCTTCTTCGTACCAAAATCGACACATCGTCTTAAGCGTTCTAAGGCGTATATTAACGGTATTAGGCGATAACCCTTCCTTCGTATCTCGGCGTGTTAAATCGCCCTCATACGCCTTCCTATCGCGTAATAAATACGTAATGTATGCTCGGATAATGTCCGGAGTCACACTCGATAACATAACCTCGGCTTGTCCGTTTTGCTCCGAAATAAATTCGGATAGGTAACGGATATGTAGTCGATATTCCTTGACGGTGCGTTCACGCACACCTTCCGCCTCTTTCGCATTAACGAATATTTCTAACGCTTCGTCGAGCGTTATGTCCGTATGTGTGACATCGTTACGTTGTCGGACAGAACGGACGGCTGTTGGTCGTCTTTCTCCGATAAAACTTCGTCCCAAAACAAAAACGCCTCCTTTTCGCGGTGACAT